AGCTGAAGATAATACAAAAGACAAGGAGTCGACTGATAACTCAGAAGATGATGAGTTATCTTTTAATGTATCGAAAGTTCATAATGACGCAACAGGAAATTGGAGAATTTCATTAATTTCTGAAAACATTGAAGTGAAAGACATAGCACTAGATTATTATAAAAAATATTTCAAAAACGATGATGAGATTCACGCGATTATTAATTTTAGCACCAAAACAACAACAAAACTTGCTGTTGTTGGAAACCTCATAGATGTTTCGGTTTTTGAATATGTCGATGGGGAGGAGCATGATGCAAAGACGCTTTTTGGCGGAACGCTTTTAAAAGAGTATCAGATTGATAAAGACACTGGAGAAGTAGAAGAGATTTATTAATAAAAAATAGAGTGGCGTATTTTAAAGCCCCGGCAGGGCGGTCTGTCTGGGCTTCTCTGTTATACTCGTCCTACAAATTCAAGTGTTTTCGTCTGTCTGTCAGCATAAAACAGTTTTTCTACTGTAGCGGCTTCTGTGAAGCCGTCCTGTTCTAATGTTCTCTTATTAATCTGTGTATCGTACTGTGTAATCACAATTTTATTTTTTGTTTCTTCTGTAATTCTCCATGCTGTCACGATGTTTTTGCCTCCGGCAAAAAGGTTTCTGAACTCTTCATCTGAAAAGCCTTTCTTAAATTCCTCAAATGCTGCTGCCTTAATTTTGTTTAACTCTTTCTTTGTCATATTTTATCACTCGCGGTTTTTCTTTTTTTAATAACATTATGATTTCTCTTCGCTGATTTTCTTAAATTTCTGTATCATCCGGTCAATCGCTTCTAAATCTTCAATGTCCAAGCTGGCAGCTCCCCTCAAGATGGTTTTATGAAGCTCGTTCTCGCCTGCCATGATCCTGTCTATCTGCTCCAGAAAAGCGTCGTCTGAATCCTGAAACATTTCGCCCTCGCCGGTGGTTAACCAAATATAATCGACGTTAAACTCTCGGCAGATGGATTTTATCATCTGGTCAGTAACGCCATTTTTACCAGTTTCAATTCGGCTGATAGCATTTTTACCGACGCCGAGGCGATTACCAAATTTTTCAAGAGTCAATCCAAGATTTTTTCTTAAAATTCTTACACGGTCATTTATTTTCTCCATAATAAGTCTCCTTCCTGTGGTTATAATATCACGCAAGTATAAAAAAATCAATAAAAAAGTGAATTAAAGTTACAAAAGTGCTTGACACGGTAACTATAAGAGAGTATCATGTGAATATAAGATACAGACAAGCAGTTGCTACAAGGAGGTGTTTTTATGGAAGACAGAAAAAAAGAACTGTTAAAAAAGATTGCAACTGAATTTCCAACCTTAAAGGAAAGGGAAAAATATTATATCGCCGGTTACATTTCTCACGCCGAGGATACCAGAGTGGAGAAGATGAAAGTGCAGACAGCGTAAGGAGGTGTTTATGAGTATAAGAACTTTTTCTCAAGAAAAGCAGGAACTGCTACATATTGTTATGGATGAAATGGAAAAGAGACATTTTACAGTTGGAGAAGCAGAAGATTTTCCTGAAACACTTGCTTTTCATCTTGAGAAAAACAGCGAGCGTTTTACAAAAGGTAAACCATTCGCCGTTTTTAAAAAAAATCATCAGGAGTAATGTTTTACGATTGCTCAACAGAAAGTTGCTTTTTATCCATGGTCTGTATCTTCCTTCCTTATACTGGGGTGCTGTAACACCCTGTAGGAAGAGGATAACATGCAGTGTGGAGGAAGAAAAGAGAAAATATGAATGTGCTTTGAAAAGGCAGGAGGGAGGTAGTTTGATGAATTTTGCTAATTTGGTTGGAATGTACAAAGTGGCACTTAATCGCTGCATCGACGTGATCGCTTGCAATGAAGAGAATTCAAGTGTTGAAGAAATTATCGACGCGGTTGACTGCACGTTGACCATGATAGATGGCAACGAAGATTTACTAGCGCTTTTAACGCTTGATGATACTTACAGACTCATTCTCTATAAGTATCATCGTATTCTTTGCCTGATGCGTGATATAGAAAAAGATATTAAAAAATATGATTTTCAGAATCATTGTTATTTTGACCAGAATGAAACGCAAGGAGTGTGATATTAACCTCTTTTGTTGGCATATCTTTTTCCGGATTTTTGAAGAAACTTTACAAAGGCTTCAAGTTCCTTATCTTCTATACTGGTCTTGGGGATTAAACTGGTTATTTCCCTTGAATTCTTGTAAGGAATATCCGCTTGAATAGTCTTTAATTTACGATATGTCTCTTCAACATTTTGAAGTTCAGCGTAAGTTTTAAAAACCATAGTTTCTAAAGAATCACCTGGAAGGATTTCGCAATGATTTTGCAGTACGTCAATATAGTGTTTTTGTTTTTGAATCTCTGCTAATGCAGATTCGACAGTAATTCGTGCCATATATGCCTCCTTTATATATTTAAGTTGTACAAAAACAGTATAGAAAAGGAGTGCAAAAAAGGCAATAGTTTTAAATTTTTTAGGAGGAAAGGTATGGATAAGGCAAACCAGATTACAAGCTCGGAAATGAGCAAAGAAACAGTTAATTTTTTAAAGATTCAAAGGGCACTCATTGAGTTCGCCCAGCAGGTCGGAGCAGAGCGTATCGGAGTAGAAGTCCATGATAAGGATTCATCCGCGAACATCGTGTATGGTGACAAGACGGACACGATCATCACGACTGATAATATCTCATACGCTTCGCAGACCACGGTTACAGACAGAAAGGGGGTTATTGCTTGCCGACTGCGGACTTGGTTACATCCAAGATTATGACGCGGATCAACCCGGACGGTCGCACTTACCGACTGCCGCTGATGGACAATGGAACTCTTCGGATAGACGGCTCTAAGACATCCTTAGCTGCTTTTGGAGATGCGATCGACAAACTTGGAATGTATGAGGCTTCCGGATTCAGCGTCAAAGAACTTGCAGAACTCAAAGAGAAGAGGAAAGCAGGCTTGATCTAGCATGGTTGAAACACCTCAAGAAACGTTGCTTAATAATATATCACACAAAAAAGGAAGCGTATGGAGGACAGTTTAAGTCTTAAAAAGAAAGTGTATCTCAATTCATACACAACACTTTCAGCAGAATCTGAAAGTCTCATAGAGCAGATCAAGGCTTTCCGGGAGAAAATGTACAGCACCAGAACACAGGTTTATGGAGATTACCCACGAACTCATAACGCATCTGATATTTCAGACAAATTTAAACAGGAAGAACACCTGTTATGTAAGTGGGAAGAAGATTATAAACGGGCTGTAAAAAGATGCGGAGAAATTTACTGCAGGATTGAGAATATGGAGGATGAAGTGGAGAAAACTGTTTTGAAAATGCATTATTTAAGGAAGATGACTTTTGAAGAAATAGCAAAAAAACTCCATTCCTCTGAAAGACAGATTTATCGGATCCACAAGCGGGCACTGGAGCATTTTCAGTTGGAATCCGAGAATGAGACCGCTTAGAACAAGATTATTTTTTAAAGTGCTTTTCAGTGCTGCATATACGGTGTGAGGAATCGTGCTGATATGTTGGTGCGGGTACAGCTAAAAGCTGTGTGTCGGCTGCTTGCAGGAGGGGGTGCGTCAGAGTGCTGCCTGTCGGGTGGAAGGCATTTACCGGAAGCACGGAAGGAGTTACAAGTTGGCAGGAAGATCGAAAAAGAGGATTGATTACTCCGGATGGTCTGTCGACATTTTCTCCAACGATACAAAAATAGACAAGCTGTTAGACGCACAAGGATGGGAAGGGTTTGGAGTTTATTTTTACCTCTGCCAGATGGCGTTTGGCGGCGAGGGATACTTCTATGAATGGTGCTATGACCTCTGTGCAACGACCGCAAGAAAGATGGGCGGGGGCGTGGGTGCCGGTACGGTCAAAGAGACCGTGGACTACTGCTTACGGATTGGTCTTTTCGATAAGGGGCTGTTTGATAGGTGGGGAGTGCTTACCAGTAGGGGTATTCAAAAAAGTTATCTGATCGTCTTGAAAAGCAAGAATCGAAAAGGCACTCAGATTTATAACGAATACTGGTTACTTGATAAAAATAAAAAAGAGGATTATCAAGGTGTTATTTTTGTACAAAAAATTAAGGAATCGGTCAGAGTAAATGACGATTCGCTAGGAGTAAATGACGATTCACTAGGAGTAAATGACGATTCGCTAGGACAAAAGGATAGTAAAGGAAAGGAAAGGGTATTTATACCCCCTATATCCCCCGCGGAATCGTTTGAGCAGTTCTGGGATGCTTACCCGAACAAAGTCCGCCGCTCAATGGCGGAGACAGCATATTGTGACATGATCCTGTCGGAGATGGTCACAGAGGAGCAGTTGGTTGCTGCGGCAAAGAATTACGCAGAGTATTGTGAGATTCAAAAAATCGACAAGATTTATTATCCGAATAATTTCATCAGCAAATGCGTGTTCGATGATTTTTTGCCGGAAAACTACAAGAAACCGAAGCGGACAGCAGACAGCAAGAAGTCTGCCGGAAGTAAGTTTAATAATTTTAATCAGCGTGAATACGATTATGAGGATTTAGAGCGCAGGTTACTGCAGGGAGGTAATTAGAATGGCAAATATGGCGAAAGACGGAAAGAGTAAGTTGTACAGCATCTTTGGAGGAGCGGCAAACGTAGCAGAATGGGAAAAGGTCTGCTCCAAGTTCCGTAAGGTGCAGTGGGTAAAGACGGGCGGCAAGAAGCTGATCGTTACGAGCAAGAAGGAAGAGAAGTAGGAGAGCAGAGGAAGGAGTGCGGAGGATGACGATTAGAGAGTTAGCCGCAGGAAATCCGATGATTATGGACATCAACATTGATATCCGGGAAAACGGAAAGCTGAAGCACATATACAGATTCGGTTGCGGTGCAGAGTATTATAATTCAGATCCGGATCTGTTTAAATGCAAGCAGATCGACGATGATCCGGAGGACGTTAAAAAGTATGTCACGGTCGATAATACGGAGATTAACACTCACGATATGGAGTCGATGAGAGATTATTATACGCTGAAATTAAATAAAATCCCTAAAAAGTATCAGCCGGTTCTTGACAGAGAAGTGTCCTCCTGGAATTTATACAAAGCATGCAGAGGACTTTCCATTTTTTATGACGGTGCAAAGAAATTGTGGGTAAATGTCGATGACGGCAAAAAAGAGCTAGAGCTTGATAAGTTAAACATCGAAGTTCATGGACAGGAAAACGGATACCAGCTTGAGCTGGAAGAGTTTTTATAGATTAGTGGAAAGGAGCCGGGACACGGAAAAATGAGTGATTTAGATAAATTTAATTATGAGTGCGAAGACCAGATCGATATATTTGATCTGATCAGAAAGCCAATAAGTATCACAAAACCTATTCGGTTGATCGAACTTTTTGCCGGGTATGGTTCACAGGCTATGGCATTGCGGGATATAGGTGCTAAATTTGAGCATTATCGCGTAGTGGAGTTCGACAAGTATGCGATTACTAGTTACAACG